GCTGGATCAGAGATTACAATGAACGGTACATCGGATGGTGTTGTACCTTTCTGTAAGATATATGATTCAACTATACTTGCTACAAACCAAGGTGCTGTAAGAAGAGGTGCAGCATCAGTTAATTTAAATATAGAACATAAAGACTGGGAAGACTGGTTAGAGATAAGAGAGCCAAAGGGTGACGTTAATAGACAATCACTTAACTTACATCAATGCACTGTTATTGGTGATAAGTTCATGAGAAAGCTTGCTGCTGGTGATAAGGTTGCAAGAAGAAAGTGGGGTAAGCTATTACAAAAACGTAAAGCAACTGGTGAGCCTTATATAATGTTCAAGGGTAATGTTAATAAACAAAACCCTAGTATGTATAAAGATAATGCTTTGAAAGTTTATATGACTAACATATGTTCTGAAATAGTATTACATACAGATGAGAACCATAGCTTTGTATGTTGTTTATCTAGTTTAAACCTAGCTAAATATCATGAGTGGAAAGATACAAATCTAATATACGATAGTATATGGTTTTTAGATGGCGTGCTAGAAGAGTTTATACAGAAAGCTAAGAACAGAAGAGGCTTTGAAAACGCTGTAAGGTTTGCTGAGAAAAGCAGAGCTTTAGGCTTAGGTGTTTTAGGTTGGCATACTTATTTACAACAATTAGGTTTTCCTTTCGAAGGATTATTAGCACAATATGAAACAAGAAGGATTTTTAGTCAGATTAAAATTGAAAGTGAAAGGGCTAGCATGGCGCTTGCAGAGACGTATGGTGAGCCGCTATGGTGCGTGGGTTCCGGATTCCGTAATACTCACCTTCGTGCTATTGCACCTACCGTTTCTAACTCAAAGCTTGCTGGCAATATTAGCCCAGGAATCGAGCCGTGGGCTGCTAATGTATTTACGGATCAAAGCGCGAAGGGCACGTTTATCCGTAAGAATCCGACTCTTGTCGAAGAATTCAAGAAACACAACTTGAATAATGACAAGGTATGGGATCAGATATTAGCTGATGGTGGATCTGTGCAAGGTATAAAGGCATTAGATAAGATTACTGTAGGTGAACACGATGTACCTATAAAAGATGTTTACAAAACATTTAAAGAGATAAATCAACTAGAGCTTGTTAATCAAGCTGGCATACGTCAGCAATATATAGATCAAGCTGTTAGTTTAAATTTAGCATTTCCTTCTGAGGTAGATCCTAAGTGGTTAAACAAAACACACTTAGAAGCTTGGAAAAGAGGAATAAAAACATTGTATTATATGAGAACCGAGTCTGTGCTTAGAGGTGATATAGCCAAACAAGCAATGGACCCTAACTGTTTAAGTTGTGATGGATAATTTAATGAAAGAGTTACTAGATCCTGTTGATCCTAAAGTATTTTTTAAAGAGTACTGGGGTAAAAAGCATTTAGTATTAAGAAGAAATAAATTTAAAAACCTGTTTAATTGGAATGACTTTGAGCAGTATGTGAACGAGTTTCCTAAAATACCTAACCTACAAATAATAGGTTGGGATGATAAACATGAGAAGTGGTGTCTTGATAAGGTTAAAAAAGGTAAATTAAAATTACCTATGCTAACTAAAACACAAGTACACAAAGCATGGACAGATGGTAAGTCATTTGTAATACCATTTGCTGAATATAGAAAAGAAGTACTTATGAATGTTTGTAAAACATTTGAAAGGTATTTTGCGAAAGGTCAGGTTAATGTATACGCATCGCCTGGTAAAGGATCTAAAAGTTTTCCAGCGCACGCTGATAATACAGAAAACTTTTTATTTCATACTCAAGGTAGAGTTAAATGGAGAATATTTAAAGAGTTTGCACCAGATAAACCTAAAGAAATACTTGAAGAGTTTATATTAGAAGCAGGTGATTTATTATATATACCACAGTTTCAATATCATGAGGTTATACCTATTGGCGCTAGAATATTATGTAGTATTCATTTTCCAAACAAACCAAAGCAGTCATTAAAGAATTTTCAAATATCAAAAAATTCTAAACGTGAGCCATGGTATAAATGGCAACCAGAAAAGTATGATGCTGATGGTTATAGAAATAATGAAGACTTTCCATACAAATGGAAACATTCTAGAAAATGGTAACATGAAACAAGAAGAAAGAAAAAATCATCAAGTACACGATGCAGACACTTTTCTTGAATATAGAAGAAAACAAGAACAAGTACATTTAAATAGAATAAAAGGTAGTACTAATCCGTTAGATGCTATACTTACTATTGAACTTAATACAACTGAGTTGTGTAATAGAAAATGTATATTTTGTCCAAGGTTTGCGGCTGATGTTTATCCTAATAGGAATTTAAACATGAGTGTTGAAGTTGCTGAAAAAATAGCTAAGCATTTAGCTGATGCTAATTATACAGGTAGAATATCTTTTAGTGGATACAGTGAAGGACTATTAAATAAAAGCTTTGCTGATATAGTTTTTACTTTTAGAAAACATTTAAAAGATAATCTACTAGAGTGTAACACAAATGGTGATGTGTTAGGTACGAGAGTAAATCCTCAGGACCTATATAACTCAGGCTTAGATATGTTGTATATAAATATGTATGATGGACCAGATCAAGCCGATCACTTTCTTAAAATAATGGAAGAGGCTGGTGTATCAAAACGTAAGTTTAGTTTGCGAGCTCATTATAATTTAAAAGATTATGGTTTAAAGCTTAATAATAGAAGTGGTGTAATAGACTGGATAGGTTTTGAAGATCACGATATTGAAGAGTTGAAAGGTAAACCATGTCATTATCCATTTTATAAAATGTTTGTTGACTGGAATGGCGATGTATTGTTTTGCTCAAACGATTGGGGTAAAGAAAGAAAGATAGGTAATATAGCTAAACAAACTTTAGAAGAGGTTTGGATGGCTGATGATATGAAAGAGATAAGACAAAGATTAAAGCACGGTGATAGATCACAGAGCCCATGTGATAAATGCTCTGTTAAAGGTGATTTATTTGGTAAGCCTAGTTTTGATCTTATAAATAAACATTATGAAAGTAGCGATAACGGGAACAACTAGAGGCTTAGGTAAAGCAATACAAAATGAGTTGTGTGGCAAGTGGGTACCAGTAGGTTTTAATAGGCCTAAGTATGATATATGCTGTCCTAAATGTATAAATGCATTAACTGAAGAATTAAAAAACCCTGAGTATAGAGTTTTTATAAACAATGCTCATGAAACATTTTGTCAGACAGAAGTGTTAGCGGCTGTGTTTAACTTGTGGGCTAATGACTCAAGTAAAGTTATTGTAAATATAAATAGTAGAGCAAAGTATCCTAACCTATCAAAGGGTCTTATGTATTCGGCTTCTAAAGCTTCGTTATCACATTTATCAGATAGTTTAAAATTTACTACACCTAAAAAATGTAAGATAGTAGATGTTAACTTAGGTTTACTTGAATCAGATTTACCCAGTTTAACATATAAAGAAGCGGCACATACTATAGTATGGGTAATTCAAAACGCTACTCAAAGAAGAAAATTAGAAATAGGCTCAATAGATTTGTATCACAATGAGTCTTATGTAGAAGTACAAAAACAAAAACAAATAAAATTAAATGAAAGCAGGAAAAATATGGGGAAAAACTGAAAAGATCCACGCTAATGGAGTTTTTGAGTTTCACCGAATAGAATTTAATAAAGGATTTAAATGCTCAGAACACGAGCATGAATTTAAATGGAACGGATTTTATGTAGAGTCCGGTAAAATGTTAATCAGAGTCTGGCAAGATGATCAAAATCTTTTAGATGAGACAATATTAGAAGCAGGTGATTTTACTATGGTTAAACCTGGTAAATATCATCAGTTTGAAGGTATTGAAGATGGTGTAGCTTTTGAGTTATACTGGGCTGAGTTTAACCACGATGATATAAAAAGAAGAACATCAGGCAAGAGAGCATGAAAGATATAGTATTTGTAATACCAGCTAGACTAGAGAGTACTAGGCTAAAACATAAAATGCTTATGATGTTTGATGATGAGCCACTAATACGTATAGTATTTGATAAAGTACGTACTATGGGTTATGATACATTTGTTATAACTGATAGTCCTAAAATAGCAGAAGTTATACCTAGCAACAATGTTATCATGTCTCATGAGGCAGAAAATGGGACAGCTAGAATAGCTCAAGCTCATGAATTTTTAAACCAGTATCAAACTATAATCAATATACAGGGTGACATGATAGATATAACACATAAAACTGTAAAGCCTTTTATTGATAGAGCTAAAAATAATTTTGTAGTATACACAGCTTACACAAAAGGTTACGAGCCAAACGGTGTTAAGGTTGTACATCAAGCAGGTAAAGCTATGTGGTTTACTAGATCTGATATTGGTTATGGTGATAGACACCTTGGTATATATATGTATAGACCATACGCTTTACAGTGTTATGACTTATTAGATGATGAATATCCACAAGAAAACTTAGAACAAAATAGATATTTAGGTTTATATGATATTAAAGTATGTGAGGTTAAATATGAAGGTAGAGAAATAAATACACAAGAAGATGTTAATGGATAAGTTTATAATATCAGGACCATGTGTTATAGAAAGCGAGTACACATGCATGAAAATAGCAGAGAAAGTAAAAGAACTTACAGCTAAGTATGGTTTTGATTACATATTTAAAGCTTCATTTGATAAAGCAAACAGAACTTCTGTAGACTCATACAGAGGACCAGGTTTACAAGAGGGATTAGAAATACTAGCTAAAGTTAAAAAAGAGTTTGATGTTCAAATAACAACAGACATACACGAACCTATACAAGCTATACAAGTTAAAGATGTTGTTGATGTTATACAAATACCTGCTTTTTTATGTAGACAAACAGATCTTTTACTTGCAGCCGGCAGAACAGGTAAGACCGTAAATATAAAGAAGGCACAGTTTATGAGTGGTAACAACATGGAGCACCCAATTAAAAAAGTGCAATCCACGTGTAATAATAATATAATGGTAACTGAGCGTGGAACTATGTTTGGTTTAGGTAACTTAGTTGTAGATTTCCGACAGATACTAGATATGAAAAAATTTAACGTACCTATAGTTATGGACGTTACTCATTCAACTCAAAAGCCTAGCGCTCTTGGCAATAAAAGTGGTGGTGATAGAAAGTATGCACCATACATAGCTAAGTTAGCACAAGCAGTTGATGTTGATGGTTACTTCTTTGAAGTACACCCTGACCCAGACAACGCTTTAAGCGATGGTCCTAACATGGTACCGTTAAATAATTTTGAAACAATATTAAAATTTATAGCATGAGAATATTTATAGGAAGTGATTCACGTCATCCGCAAGCTACAAAAGTAGTTAGAAAGTCTATACTAGACAACGGTGATCACGAGGTTATGTCTTTAGTAAAAGCGCAGCTAATTAAGCGTGGTATTTATGGTAGAAAAGATGTGCCTAATGAATCAACAGAATTTTCTTTTACAAGGTTTTATACACCTTTGTGTAACAACTGGAATGGCATAGCCATCTTCTGTGATAATGACTTCGTTTGGAAGTGTGATCCTGAAGAGATTGCGCAGTACTTAGGAGATAAAACAGTAGCGGTTGTAAAACATAAAATTGATGATGTTAAAGGAACAAAGATGGATGGAGTTAAAAACAAAATGTACCCAAAGAAATGTTGGAGTTCATTAATGGTATTTAACTGTGAGAAATTAAAAGGTATATTAACTAAAGAATATTTAGACAATGCTACACCACAGCAATTACATCAGTTTGAGTGGGTAGATGATAGTGAGATAGCTGAGATACCCGTTAAATATAATCACTTAGTAGGTTATTACGAAAAAAATGATGACATAAAAGCGATACATTATACTAACGGTGGGCCTTGGTTTGATAAGTATAAGGATGGAGAGTTATCAGAAGAGTGGTGGAGCGTATACAACAGCTTGTAAAAAATAAATCAGTAATACTTGTTGGCAACTCTGTAGAGTTAATGCATCATGATTATGGCAAGTTCATAGATAGCCATGATATTGTTGTACGCTTTGGTAGAGCTGTTGATAGTATAGCTGATGATAAAGGAAAACAATTAGGTAGTAAAACAAACATATGGGTGACTGGTCAGTTCAGAGCTCCTATATGGAAGAGGCGTAATAAAGAATTTACAAAAGGTAAATTTAAAGATGTTGAAATATTACTTAATAGATGTCGTGGTAATTTTTTACTCAAAGACTGGGTATTAGAAGATCATCTACCAAAGGGTATGCCTTATACTCAGATGTGGTCAGACGCAGAACTAGAATCACTCTGGAACGGTTTTGGCAATTCAATGTACAGCTTACAACTCAGGCCTTCAGCTGGGTTTTTAACAATACTATATTTTATTAGGGAAATTAGTACTCAAAAGAAATTGAGTATTATTGGATATGACTTCTTTCATAAGAGCGTAAAGAAGAATACATATATGGCTAAGAACGTAAAAGACGGTAATGGTGAATGTGATCCTCACAGCTGGCATTTACCTCTTTATACTACAAGGCATTCAGCGCATGATCGTAATTTAGAAAATCAATATGTGAGTAAGTTAGAACGTGATGGTTTGCTTGAGTGGCACGCGTTAAGTAATATGAAAAGAAATAAAGTTAAATATACTGGGTGGATGAAGGGTCAGAAGATAATAAGAAGTGTGGCTAGAAAAACGGCTGTGTCAAAAATCTAGCTATAACCTCAGCTATAACCTCAATAATTAATAATATAACAATTGGTAGTATATATTCCCACCAGTCATATTTACCGTTTTCATTTAAATCAAAAAAATTAAATTTCATTTTGCTCCGCAAGGCTTGCCGTTGGCTATGTTAACCCAATTTTCTTTTTGAAACCAGTCACGTAATGTAGCACCTTTTTTTCTAGCACCTTTAACATTAGACTTACTGGATCTTTTATATTTACCTTGAGCTGCAGCAGATCTCTTGGCACTAATTACTTTTTGCCTCTGCTCTTTACTCATACTTTTGTATTTCTTATATGGTAAACAAACTTTCTTTGTTCCACCACCCTTTACTTTACTTTTTGGCATTATACCTTATCTTTAATGTGGTTATACATTGCATCACCTATTTCCTCTCCAAACGTTGAGTCTGATTTATAGTGTGCTTTAGCTACATTTCTGCTATATGAAATATCTTTACCAGCCTGTATGAAGTCCTTTGCTGCATTAGGATGTTTATCTGCTAATAATTTACCTATCATAACACCTTGTGCTGAGTGACCTGATGGGTATGAAGGTGTCTTCATGCTGTTAAGCTCATATTGCTTTAAATCAATATCAATTTCTTCTGCAACTCTTTTAGGCCTAGGTCTTTTATAAAACCTTTTTAGTTCTAATATAGGCTTTGAACTTTGTTCTATTAAAGAATCAACTAATTTCTTATCGTGCGATACTTTATTTTTTTTAGCAACATTACTAAATGTACCTGCTATATCGTCTTTATCATCAACAAATTTTTTATTCATTGGTATCTTTGATATTTCTTTTACCTCATTGTAAGTACCAAGTGATTTATTTGCAGGTGGTTTTTTACCTTTAAACTTATCAACATCAAAGTCTTTAAATAAATCTTTCATTTTTTTACACAATTGGGTACACGTCTGCCACCCTTCTTTTTGAAGCCAACTTGTTTATAACCAGTCCAACATTTAGGTTTTTTCTTATAATCTTTTTTCATTACTTCTTCTTTTTACCTCCACCAAATCTACCTGGACCACCAGCTTTAGTACATCTCACACCCCATCCTGAAGCGTAAGCGCTAGGCCATACTTTAAATTTCTTTTTTGCTGCAGCTTTACATGCCGGACTAATTTTACCCATAATTATTTGTTTTTATAAGGAAACATTATATTCAAAGCTTCACGTCTACCTTCGCATCCGCAAGGTATATTTAAACCATCTGATACTCTATCTACTACAGACTTAATACCAGTTTTACTTGTGAAGTTATGTATACTATCTCCTAATCCTCTTGATTTCATTTCTTTATTGCCAAGGTAACATAGTCATACCTATTTTATTTAATAAGTATTCTATAAGTATAAACCCAATGCCACCGATTACTACTTGATAAAACCACCATTTCCAGCCTGTTAAAGATAAAGCCCACTTGCGTATCGGTGATTTCATAGCAAGATTATATAAATATTTTTTTAACATTTCCATCTGCGTCTAGCGGCTTTACCTCTTTCACCTGTCCAACCTTTTGATCTAGCGCAAAATGATTTTCTACGTTTAGCAGCTTTACTACCAGGCTTTACTTTACCGGTTACAGCTGTTTTTAATTTACTACCAGGATTTTTCTTTTTGTATTCTCTAACGCCTTTAGCTGTCATGCCAGCTCCTTCTTTAGTTGATCTAAAGTTACGTCCCTTTCCCTTTGTAGTTTTTCTTATTGCCATTTAATTATTTTTTTTACCGCCACCTGTTGATGTGACTGGATTTACAGCAACTGGGTTACCTCCACCGCCTGTTGTGTTACCACCATAGCTTTGTGATCCACCAGCGTTACCCACTGTGATAGGTGCGTTATTATTATTATTTGGGTTTGGTATTACATAACCATATGTGCCATTTGCTTTACCATGATATCTCCACCTGCTATCGTGATATCTGTAATCATACCTATAATCATTATATGGATTATAATATCTATTATCTTGCCATCTAACAAAGTCGTAACCAACAACATTATAAGTTTGTTGTGGTCTTATTTGATCTATTTTTATCTTAACGGTGTCACCCATTTTAGTTAAAGCAAGTACATGTGTGACCATTACTTGATTATGATCTATCCCTCGGTATAACATAGGTGAACAGCTTGATAGCGCGCCTGCTAATAAAACACCCACAAGTGCTCCTATTGTTATTAATCTCCCTAAGTTTCTTTGTTTTTCTGTCATGTCCAAATTTTATAAATGTAATGTAATACTAAAATAGCTACAAGCAAAGCGCATTGTAGAAAAAATATAATTCCAACCACCTTGTCTTCAGGCTTTACGTTGTTCCATTTAATCAAGCTGCGTAATTTGCGTATTGAGTTTTACCGTCTTTTCTAAATGCTACTAGGCATCTGTTTCTATTTTCACCCGGGTTAACGTAGCTTACGTGTACCCAGTCAGGATTTTTGTGGTCACCAAACTCCCAAATCATCTGATCAAATTGTAAATTATCTTTTATAAAGTTAAACATCTCAGCGTTTGTCTTATGCCCATACACATCATCTATGTCAACCGCTTGACCATTACAATGTTGTGACTTGCTGCTACCGCCGATAGCTTTATTTAATTCTGGTCCACGATAAAATGAATTTATCCTGACAGGACCACCAACCCACTCTCTGAGTGGTTCAAATACTTTTACAGCTAACATCTTCATATTGTTAAGATGTTCTTCAGTTGGATTGTTTTCTAAGCCAAGGCGTTTTGCTGTTATGCTGTACTTACCTTCGCGCATACTAACGTGCTTGCTAATCATTTAATTATCTTTTATACACTTTGTTTTCTAAGTCGCTAACTTTTTCTTCAAGTTTTTCTATTTCTTTTTCCAAGTACGTAACTTTTTGTTTCAATAATAAACCGTCAGATGTTTCTTTTACTTCATATGTAGGTAGTTCTTTAGCTAGTTCTATTTCTTGCTTAAGGTTGTTATAACCCATAGTACCAGAGATAATAAAGCCTATAACTATCGCAATACTTTTTACGTCGATCTTGAAGTCTGGCTTTTTATCGCCATCTATATCTATACCAATTGTTTTATCGCCTAGTTCTTCGATTTGTTTCATTATGAAAGGGATTTAGTTGTTGTGTTTTGTGCTGCCATTATTTATTATTACTTGTTTTCAATATTCTTTACCTGTTTTTTCTACCTGTTCTACCCTTTCTACCGCCTCTACCTTTTGGCTTTTTCGTTGTCTTTTCACTTAAATCTAATATATCTAAAACAGTTGGAGGTTTGGCCAGACCAAAGTCATATGTTGACCACCCTAAGCTCATTAGTATTCTTTCGTATGATTTATATCCCTGATCGTGTAAATCAACACCAGCTTCTATTTGTCTTATTAACCTTTCTATTCTATCAGTTGGTAGACCATAAATAAATGAAGGTGTTTCAATTAATAAATCTTTATAATTACCTTTACCTATAGCATTAATTATCTTAGCTGCTTTTCTAAATTTAGTAGATATTGTAGGTGATATTTCTAATACTTTAACATCTAAATTTCGCCTGTTACCTCTTGCTATTTCAATACCTATATTTTTAACTACTGATAGTATACCACCAACTATACCACTACCTCTTAATATAGAATCTAGCGCTGCGTTTAAGTAATCTATCTTTTGTTTTTCTTCAACTTCTTCACCTTCACCTAAAGCAAACATAAGTATTATAGCTTTTTGTAAACCGGCAAACAATAAGTTTTGATAAGCCATAAACTGAAACATTTGCCAAGCTTGTTCTAACCTACTATCACGTAAAGATTTAAATGTACCATCTGCGTTTTTAACTCTTCTACCATTTTTAAAGTCATTAAGTGCTTTCTTACCTAACCTTGTGTACTGCATTGTAACGTTTTGAAACGTTAAGAATATTCTACCCATAACACTAGCTTGTTGCATAGATATTAAATCAGCTCTTGCGGACTGCTGTGAGGCTTCAGCTTTTTCTCTAAAGTCTCTCATAGCTGTTCTCTCTGCTTGTACCTGATCCATACCCTTACTAACATAATCATTAATAAGGTTTCTATAATAAGCCGCACCACCAAATGCTATAGCTAAACTATCCATAAACCTAGTAGGCGCATAACCTTTATTTTGTAATATGCTAGCTAAACGTAAGAATGGATCTTTTTCAGATGCTACAGTACGCTGTATCTCTTCTTGTACAATATCTATTTTACCTCTGCCTCTTCTGTTTCTTAAAAACTCTGAGTTCCATAGTGCTGTAAAATCAGCAACCCATTGTTTTCTATCCATAACTCTAGCTAGCGTATTAAATAAGTTATTAGGTCCAGTAACCTCTATAAAGTTTGTTGCTGATATAGACTGTAACAACGCTGATCTTATATTCACAAACATTATATTACCTGTAGCAAAGTTTAACCACTTAATCCAAGGGTTATTTATTTGACTAGCGTTCCTGTTAACACCTTCTTCCATCCTAAAGAATATATCTTCTAATGCCTCTCTAAACTGAGTGCCATATATAGCTTGAATCTTATTCATCATCTCAGGTGTAAACACATTGTATCTATTGTCAATGAATTCTTGATGTATACTTGGTCGTATAAATTTAAACACAAATTCTACATCAGAGTTTATATCTTGTTGTTTCCAGTATTGTGTTGGTGGTGGATACAATTCAAATAAAGGTACTAACGCGGGTTTTATGTTATCGTTTAATAATTCAAAAACATTATCAGCATAGTTCTTTAGTTGCTGATCTTTCATTACATAATCTAATAACTTATCAAACTGTTCTGTTGTTACACCAGGTATATCATGTCCTGCTCTCCACCATAAATATATTCTAGCAGCATCCATACGTGTAAACTCTGGCATAGCATCTTTGTATAAATCTTGTACAAAGTCTTTACCGTACATTTTCTTTAGATTAACCATGCCATCTCTAATGGCTAACTTAATTCTATCAAGTGCACGTTCTGCTCTAGCATAAGGCCTTAGTATAGTTTCCTCAAACCACACTTTATCAGACTCACCTTTTCTACCTTTACCAGCTATGTGATTGTCCCATAAACCTTTTAAATCTTCAGCAGACGGTGGAATAAATATTTGATTAATTTTTGATCTAAAGTTAAATAGTTCTTTTAACCAAAAACCAGGTCTACCCTTTTCTCTTGCTTCTGTTTCATCTACAGTTCTACCTGCAACGTCACTATCAGGATTATTTTCGTCTAATATTTTATCTAATGTTTTTTCTGTTGATCCTTCTTTACTAAACTTTTGCCTTGCTTGATATATCTTACCACCAATGTTAAACATATCTATTACATCGGCTACTGCTTTAACATTTTTAATAGCATCATCAGCAAATAATATATCATTATAACCTTCTGCTACCTTGCTAGTTATCCAGTCTGCTTTAGCTTGTGGCGTACCATTTTCTAGTCCAATTATATTTTCTATTTTTAAGTCTAAACCTATACCACTTAAAAACTTTTGTATAGCTGGTGCAGCATCTTGTGGCCTTGCTGTTAACACAAATATATCTGTGTTACCAAACTTATCTTTTAATGCTTGTGCTTTGCCAAAAAAAGGTCCACGTTTACCAGCTTTTACCTTAGTAAATTCACTAAAATCAAAATCTGCTCCTTTAGCTTCTAAGGCTTCAGAACGTGTTGCAAACTCTGTAGCATCTATTTTACCCTTAGTTCCGTTAGGAAGCGTGTAAAGCACCTTAGAAGTAGTTTTAGCTAACGTGTCATCAAAGTCTATAACGCTAGCGCCTTTTTGTTTTGCGTTAGGATCAATTGATTTTTTCATAGCAACAACAAAGTGTTGTGCTGCTTTAGAATCTGATCGTTTTTCAACGCTATTTTTTGCTCTTATGTTTAGCCTTTGTAATGACTTTTTACTAAACACGTCACCAAACACATCACCGTTATTTATATTTTTTACAGGATAAAAATTGTCTTTGCCAAAATTTGCTATAGT